TCATTGGAAAATGTTTCAATGTTTAGTAACGTATTTTAAATTAAAGAATAACCTCAGTCTGGGGGAGTGAGCTTTACCCCCTTTAGCTCCTTCACAACTCTCCCAGACTACCTTCATGTCGTATTTTTACAAAACCACTAGGGATAAACCCTAATTATGCAAATATTTGTTGATAAATTAACAAAACTTAATTATTCTGTAGTTGTAGTACTTAACAACACATTTAAAGGGGAATTAAATGCAAACATTTATTGAAGCAGTAATAGGAGTTTTAGTAGTTGCAGGGCCAGCTATGATTATGTGGATTATTCAAAGGGGATGGTAATGTTAAATTATGACGCTTGGTTGACTACCGATACAACAGTCTATGCAGATGAAGATTTGGTTCGTGAACGCAAACAGGAATTGCTATATAACAATTCAAATTACAGCAATTGTTTGTTTGAAAACTTTTGTGAAGATTTAAATAATGCGACTATTGAAGAAGCTAGATCAATAGAAGAATATTTAGAAACAAAAGATTTTGAGAAACTGGGTCGGTTTTTGTATTGTATGTCGTATGAAAGACGTGAAAAATTAGCTGAAGAACGTGCCACAGAGGAATTTTTTAATGGAAAACTTTGAACAACAATCCGAGTATTGGAAACAACAGTTTGAATCTGCTATGAAGTTAATAGAGCAGCAACAAGTTCAATTAAGAGAACATAGCGAACAGATCAGACTATTAGAGCAATCATTGTTTGGAGGCCCTACTAAATGACCACAGAAGAATTGGCACAATTAATTGAAGATGCACACCCAAGAGGTTTTGTAAAAGATGCTGCTGATTTGTTACGACAACTCCAGGCAGAATTAGATGATTGCAAAGCGCAATTAGAAAAAGAAATAGAAATGCTAAAACAAATTATTGACGCAAACAATTTAAAGTCAGATATTGGGCAGTTTATAAGACCAATAGATGAACCAGTAGCGTGGATTGCAATAGGTGATAACACAAGTGTATTTTTTGATTTAGATTGTGCTTTATCTATTGATGACAACCCAACACCACTCTACACCCATCCAGCAAAGACACTAACAGATGGTGAAATTTTAAATATTTATCTTGAACAAACAAACGGAAACAAAGATTTAGACATACTTGAATTTGCAAAATTGATCTTAAAGAAAGCAGGTGAGAAATGATTGCCGCCAATATAGAAATACAGGTAGATGAAACACATACATTTGTAAAGATTTGGGGAGAAGGTATTGCTTTGGAAATTGCTGAAGAACTTGTAGATATAGCAAAGAATATGAATACAGAAACACTAATGGGTGTTGAAGTAATAAAAAAACAAACCAATTAAAGCGAGTGAGTGAGAAATGAAATTTAACTGTGGCGAATCGTGGTCAACTAAACAACAAAGACTACAAGAGTGGCACGAATGGTTTGCTTGGCATCCAATACGACTTGGTGACCATGACTGTAGATGGTTAGAAAAAGTGCAACGCAAGGGTACTTTATGTTGGGGTGGATGGCCTGATTCTTGGTGGTATTGGGATTATAAGGCTATTGAAAACCCATGCAACAAATGTAACAACACAGGATGGGTATGTGAATGTCATCCTGATAAAGAAGCACACAAATGTTGTGGTGGTGCTGGTATGCCTTGTGAATGTACTAAAGAAAGCAGGTGAGAAATGACAAAACATCATGTCAATTTTCCATCTGACCATCTTAATTGTGAATACATAGCGATTAATGCTTATGCTACTAGCGATTGGAAAATACAAATTACTTTAGATGGTGATTATTATTTAGAAGAATTAGAAAAAATTGTTGCTTATGTTAAAACATTAGACGTAAAGAAAGAAGGTGAGAAATGAAAATATTAATTGATGAAGAAGAATGGTACCCAGTATTGGTAATTGATGATGATGAAGAAGAGATTAAATATTATGAGAATACTAAATTATGTTCTGTTTGGGTTGTAGATGTGCCTGACATATTGGTGTCTGAATACAAGTTTGTATTCGCTCAATGGCAGAAGGTTCAGGAGAAAATAAAGAAAATTGTGGATGAACAACAAATTGAAAGCGAGTGAGAAATGAGTAGAATTATTACAGCAAAAGAATTAGTTAATAGAATTATGGGACTATTAGAAGAATCTGTTGCGGATTTTCCTAAAGAAGAAAGGGAAGAGGCTAAATGCAGACTATTAAATGCTTTTAGTAAACAAATGTTTTATGGCTCAGTAAAAAAGAAAGCGAGTAAGAAATGAATGCAAATGAAAAAGAGTTGGGTTTGACTGAAGAAGAAATCAAAATTTTTGATTTAAACCTTGATGAAAGAGAAGAGATCATTGCGAAGGTTTGGTCAGAAATGAAAGATGCTTTGTGTCTGGATCATCGAACTTTTGGTCATCAATTGATTGAAGAAGTTTTTAAAAAAAGAGGTGAGAAATGAGTGATGAGATTTTAGGGTATCGCAAAATTGCAAAAGATGTTTGGCGACCAATTATTCAAAAAGAAGGTTATGTGGGTTTGACTACGGCATCTATGATGTTTTGTGGAAAATGCCGAGATGTTATATCAAGTATGGGCGGACCAAGCGACAATAATACAGTATGTGTACCTTGTTATGAGGAATCAAAAAAAATGAACCAACGAATTAAAAATATGGAAGCATTAAAGAAAGCGAGTGAGAAATGACAGCAAATGAACTAGCTGATTTAATTGAAAATGAAGATACTTTATGGCTTGAACCACATTTAGATGCAATAGTTAATATGCTACGTCAACAAGCCAAAGAAATAGCAATGCTAAAACAAATTATTGACGCAAACAATTTACAGTCAAATATTGGACAGTTAAAGAAAGCGAGAGAACAATGACAAAAGATATAGTAAATAGGCTTCAATGTAAGAATTGTGGCGATGTTATTGAGTCTAAAACTCGGCATGACTTTGTGTGGTGTAAGTGTAAATCTATTTTTGTTGATGGTGGTAACGACTATTTTAGGCGAGGTGGAGATCCTAAAGACATGATCGACCTTTCTGTTTATTTGGATGACAAAGAAAGCGAATCATAAATGAATCAATAGAGGCTTAATGCAACATATATGATACAAAGAAAGGCACAAAAAAAATGGTACGATTTTGTATAGGTATTGGGATGTTTTTATGTGGGATTGTAATTTTAATGACTGAAATCATAAGGGGAATAAAATGACGCAACATCAAATAATTGTAAAACTAGCCAAGAAACGCTGGATAAGCCCACTAGACGCATTTTTAGAAGGTGGTGGTATGAAGCTATCAACTAGGGTTGGAGAACTGCGTAAGGCAGGTTATACCATCGTTGATAAATGGCATAAATCAAAAGAATACAAACTTTATAAATGTATAGGAGAACCTAAATGAAAGCATTTCCAACAGAACATCCAATATCAGGATCATTGGGACTTTACGCAGATGGCATGGATTTAAGAGATTACTTTGCTGCTAAAGCACTTATGAGTATGTTAGCCCCAGTTCAAGATATTACAGAAAATACTGCTAATGTTGCCGCAACATGGGCATATAAATTTGCAGATGCAATGATGAAAGCAAGAGAACAATGAAAGCACATTCACATTCTAAATATTCAAATAACAATCCACCTTACAAAGATAAGAATTGGGTTTACAACGATTCACGCAATACTGTTGTAGGCAATACATTTACGAAACATGGATTACCTTATAAAGTAGTAAAACTTATTAGGTTTTAGTATTTCCGCATATTAGGCAATGGCGCATCTTTCTGATCTGAAGGATGTGCCTTGTCAGCAGGTAAACTCATGTGTTTGTCTAGCTTCTTTTCTAAACGCACTAATTCATTGTGTTCTTTTTTCTCATGCTCACGTTCAACTACATAGTGACCTTTTTTAGATTCGTAATGTTTACCATCAATTTTAAAGTTTGCCATCTATAAATTCCTTTGCGTTGTTAAGTACATCTTGACACCTGTTTAACCATCCTTGACCAAATACACTAAATGTTTTAAGTGATTTATAAAACTGTTCTTTTTGCGTAGTAAATTTTGTTAGTAATCTGTCAACTGGAGTAATGTTTAATGCGTTTATTACATTAGGGCCAATTACACCGTCTGGCACACATCCTAATGACTGTTGCAAAAGACGCACCGCACGACCAACTCCCATATTAACCGCAGCATCAAACAATAAATAATCTAAGCCAATAGGCATTTTGTCGCATCCTGCGGATTCCCAATACAATTCTTTATAAAATGGTGTGACATCTTCAACGGTTAATTTTGCCATCTCGCCATCTTCTATTGGCCGTTTAAGCCAAGTTGACCAAGCATTGCGAGTAACCCCACGCATTGTTTCCCCACCTGGATCAGCAGGATTATTAACATATAACCCTTCTGATTTAAGTACGCAAGCTAAGGCTTTATCAAAATTACTTTGCATTGATTACACCTTGTTCAATAATCCATTGTTGTAGAGCCTTTAATTGTTCGGTTGTTTCTGCACATTGTTGAGTAAATACTGGGTCGGGGCTGGTTTCATTAGCTCCGCTGGAGGGGTTGGGAACGCTAGACACTTCACCGCTATTGGTGTCGATGAACACCCTGCGAGCATACACACTCCTAATATTAGCAATTTGCTTTTCATAATCCACCTTAATTTGTTGATTAATTAATTCTCCCTGTTTTGCAATTTCTTGATTATGCGCTTCTTGTTCCTTAGCCACCGCTTCTACTTCAGCTTTAAATGTATTATATTTGTCTGCTTCATGGTTTCCATACAAAATACCACCTGTCGCACAAGCAATTAAAGCAGCATAAATATAAAACTTAATTGGCAGGGGGAACATCTGGTTCAGCTCCTGATAGTTGTTTGCCAGCAACACCAGCTGCATGAGCCCCTGCATTAATACCAAAAGCACTTGCTAATTCAGTTAAACTAATTTGATGCCCACCATAAATTAAATAAATAGCAGCGCCGCCAATAAAAAAGAAACTTAACACAAATGACCACTTCCATGCATCATGCGTTGTATTGTCTTTGCCTGTTAAAATATGTTTTATAAATTCCATATCAATCCTTTAATAAAATAATTGCCATCATGCACACTAAGGCAAATATTAACCATATTTTAAACACTTCATCATCCACGCACAATATCCTTTTTGGTACGTTCTTCAGTTATTGTT